TAACCTATTGCAGTATTGTTAGCTCCTGCTGCTAAAGCATCACCTGCAAGAGCGCCTACTATAACATTCTTAACACCTGTAGTAACGGATAGTCCTGCATCATAACCTACTGCTACGTTTAGACCAGACGCACCTGCGTTCTGTGTTTTTAAGGCACGATAACCAATAGCTGTACTTTCACCATTACCATCTTCTGTAGCTAATGCTTCAAATCCTACAGCTACGTTGTTACCCCCTGCCGCAAGAGCAACCCCTGCAGAAGCACCAACTAAAGTATTCTTTACGCCAGTTGTAGCTGCTGTACCTGCTAGGTAGCCTACCGCTGTATTAAAAGCATCTGCACCTGCGTCAAGTGTTTTTAATGCTTGATAACCAATAGCTACGTTGTCTCCATGACCGTCTTCTGTAGACAGTGCTTCATAACCTATGGCTACGTTATTAGCTCCACCTGCAAGTGCTACACCTGCTGAAGCACCCACTATAACGTTTTTAACACCAGTGGTAACTGCAGTACCTGCTTGGTATCCAACTGCTACGTTTAAACCAGAGGCTCCTGCGTTTTGTGTTTTGAGTGCTTGATAACCAATGGCAACACTTTCACCATTAGCATCTTCAGTCTTGAGTGCCTCAAAGCCTACCGCTACGTTAGCTGTACCTGTATTTAAAGCTGTACCTGCATATGCACCTATTACAGTATTGTCTGATGCTGTTGTGATTGCTGTACCTGCATCGTAACCAATGGCTACGTTGTCATCTCCATCAGTAGCTGTATCTAAAGCATTAGCACCTATTGCAATGTTTCTTTTACCTGTAGTCATTGCTTCGGCTGCTTGATAGCCCACCGCTACGTTAAATGAATCTGCACCTGCATTAAGTGTCTTAAGAGCTTGAAAACCTATAGCTGTGGCAGTGCCGTGACCGTCTTCAGTTTTTAAAGCTTCAAAGCCTACTGCAACATTACCTGCACCTGCTGCAAGAGCTACCCCTGCAGAAGCACCGATAAGTGTATTCTGAACTCCTGTTGATACTGCTGTACCTGCTTGATAACCTACAGCAACGTTTAAACCAGATGCACCTGCATTCTGTGTCTTAAGTGCTTGGTATCCGATAGCAACACTTTCACCGTTACCGTCCTCTGTTGACAGAGCTTCGTGACCAATAGCTATGTTTTTACCACCAGTAGTTAAAGCATCACCTGCAGATGAACCTATGGCAATGTTGTGATCGCCCTCTGTAAGTGCAGTTAATGCAGCATTACCTAAAGCAATGTTATCTCCACCAGGGCTTGTATCATCTAAGCTATCTAATGCAGTTAAACCAAATGCTATGTTTCTGGAACCATCAGGATAGTTACCGTTTAACCTGACTGTGGCATCTGTACCATCAGGGTCAGTAACAGATATACTGTCTAGGTTCATCGTTCCATCTAAATACAAATCCTTGAACTTCAGGCTGCTAGTTCCTAAGTCCACAGCATTGTCAGTCTTAGGACGTATAGCTGATGCAGTAATGACCACATCCTGAGACGGGCCAAGCACCTCAATAGGCGCACCCTCAGCAGATGTACCATCGTGTGTGTGTCCTGAAGAGGAGTTAAACGCAGATTCTATAGCATCGTATTCACCATCAAAGTCTGCAGCGTTGATAACGTTACCATCAGCAATGTTATTACCTGTATCGTTTCTAGTGTAACCTGTTCCCATGTCGTTTTACCTTCTTGTGTTTGTTCCGTATTCTAATGTTATAGCATCTAGTGAAAATGGTGGGTCTGTACTATCAGAGGTGAATTGTAAAGATACAACATACCCTGTTCCTATCATTTGTGATTCAAATAATGTTAGTAGCTTACTACTATATACTGCTGACGATCCAAAAGTAGTTGATCCAAGAAATGCAACTTGACCTGTTTGGTTACTAAAATCTATCTTAGTAGGTTGTACACTATTCTTCTGGTCAAAGTCAAGCTTTAAAGATATGTCAAAAGACACACTACCTCGTGGATCTGTGTATAAGAGCATCTTGTAAAATGTCTTACGAACTCTAGGATCACTTATTGGTAAATAAGGTGTAGCAAAAGAAGTCTCTACCTTACCACCATCAAAGCTACTTCCGTTTTCCATAGAGTATAAGTAGCCATCATCGTTAGAAAAAACTACAGTTTCTCTTCCTAAATAAAACCTACTGTCTGCTACGTGTGCGTTTATTCCTTGGACCTCTGCCCAAGCCATACCTTCTCCACCCTGCCCTGAGAACTGTGTACCCAGTATACCTTTGGAGCTTCGATTAGTTAAGTTAGTTTTATATCCTAATATTCTGTATTGTGATTTTTTACGAATAACTACACTTGTAAAAGAAGTGTGTGATGAAATAAAGGATGTAGCCTCTTCTTGTATAGCTTTAGATACAACAGATAAACCAAAATCTCCCAATCTTTCTGTAGCACTTAAAAGCCTCAGACCATCAGGAGCAAGAAACATTACATCTCCACCAATCTCCTGCATAGTATCTTCATCTATACAACCTATGTCAATTGTAATTGGTTGTAACTGAAAGTCAGATACAGTGTTACCTACTAATCTTTGAATACTAGATTCAGTAAATATTATAAGTTGTTCTCTAAATACAATAAGACCTGTAACTTCATTGCCTACATTTATTGTACCTGCACCGTTTGCTGCTGTAAAGTCATTGTCTGTGTAAGGTGCAGTAAAAGCTATGTTAGAACCTTTAGCAAATAGTAACTGGTTCTTAAAGCTAACAACAAACTTTGCTCCTACTACATCATTTGGAGCATCATTAAGATCTGTAAAAGATGTTCTATCATATAGAGCAGGAGTATTAACTCCGTCTACTATAGCTATTTTTTCAGTACCACTATAGTTATATCTAGAAAACCTAGTTTTACTAGCACTTTCTCTTGACGTACTTAAAAAAGTTATTACAGCATTATCTGCAGGAGAACTAGCTAATGCAGGTGCTATTGTAAGGGTTGAGCCACCTGAAGAAACTGAAGGAGTAGAAGTTATAGCATATATTTTATCTGTAGTTATACTAAATGTTAACGCTACATCATTTGCTACTGATTGTGCTGCTGATAATACTAGATTATTTTGGTCTGATAGACTAGCTACAGTCACTCCATCTGGGATACCGTCACCAGATACAGTCATACCTGCCACGATAGTTCCAACATTACCATCTACAACAAGTGCAGTTGTACTAGATGTGGCTCCATTTACTACTGCTGTTGGTCCTGCAGCAGCTATCTTAAAAACATCACCTATTTGAGGGGTACTTGTAAGACCATCTATTGCAAGGCTTGTACCTGTTTGTGACCCACCATTTACCAGTACACTTGTTCCGTAAGAAGGTACGTTTATTAATGTATAACCATTTCCTGATGTTCTAAAAAGACTTTGATTTTTTGCAACTACTACTTGGTCTACAAATACACCTACGCCTAATGTTAGATGTTTATTTGTAGTGCTTATAAACTCTACTGTTTGTCCATTAGAAGGAGTGCCAAGAAGACTAGAAGTTAAAGTTAAAGCAGCAGATTTATTTGTACTATTAAAGCTAACACCACCAGTTGCAATAGTATAAACTTTAAAGAATGTTAAGTCAACATCATCTGTTAGTGTTTGTGCAGAGGACAATACAATGTTATTCTGATTTGTAACTGAGGCTATGGTTACTGTTCCAGAAATACCAGTGCCTGTAACTTCCATACCTGCAGCAAGAGTTCCAACGTTTGTATCTAATACAAGTGCAGTAGTATTACTACTAGCACCATTCACAGCGGCTGTAGCATGTATTATTTTTAATGTATCTCCTGCTACTGGAGCTTTACGTATATTAGCTATATTTAAAGTTGTACCACTTTGACCTGCGCCTGTAACAACAGGAGCGCCATACGGAGGTATGATACTGTCATCGTATTTAGAGTATCCCTCTATTCTACGATAACCACCTTCTACTGATGGCTCAAAGTTTTTTAGCACTCTTGCAGAACCTGGCATGTTAATACCTTGTTGCAAAGGACTCATATTACTTAAAAGACCACCACGAAACTCTATAGGGTATGTTTCACGAGTTGTTGGCATATATTAAAGCGCTCTCACAGAAGTTGTACTAATGTTTCTAACAGTGGATCTTATGTAGTCATAACGATTTATGTACAAACTTCTCATTTGTTTTATCTCTTGCTCATACCTACTCTGCATCATATTAGACTCTTGAGACTCGCCTCTAAACATATAAGCAAAATACATAGCGCCATTCACAATTACATATCTAAACTGTTCTGGTACACTAGGTACATCCGTATCATTAATCAGGTCTACAGGAAGTCTATAGTATTCATAAACTAACTCGTATGCTTTATCTGGTGGATTAATAATACCAAACTCTTGGCCTGGTGTTCTAAATACACGACTAGGTAAACCTTTTACACTTGTTGATGTATCATACTCTAAGTCAACATACTTGTCTAGGTATTCGTTATAATCAAGTTCTGTTAGTTTTACTGTTGGATTATTAAGTGTATCATTTTGTTTTATTCTAAATGTCTTAAAGTTTATAGTCTTTGCATCTGCAGGATAAGCATATCTAATAATACCTGCTGTTAATGTTTCTGTCTCTTCAATATGATTGAAAGGCCACTCAAACTCATGCTGATTTATATATCGTACAGATGCGTTTACAGCATCTTTAATCATAGAATACTCACCTTTAGCAGTAAGGAAGTTTGCACTAGTTCCTGCGCCGCCTACAAGCTCTACTTCGTTAAGTCTACGATTTACGTCATTTACCAGACCAATAAAATCATAAGCCATATTAGCGTTCCTTCAATCGTAATCTAATACTTCTTTCAGCAGTGCTTCCT